CGGCCGAAGCCGAACGTGCGTTTGAGCGAAAGGACGCGTTTCGGCGCAAGCGCGAGTCAGACGCGAAACGCCTTAATGAATGGCGTAAAAAGCAGCGTGAAACGCATAATGAAACGCATAATGAAACTCCGGTTGAAACGCGTTTCGTCGCGGAAGGACAGGGACAGGGACAGGTAGTAAGTAAGAAAGAAGATAACCTTCTAGCGCAGCAGCCTGTCCCCGGCGCTAGCGCTGTGGCGCTTTCAAAATCTGATTGCGACAAACTCGAACACGACCTTCGCGAAGCTGCTGGGCTTGCGAATTGCCCACACCCGGGGCTTTGCGACCTTTCGCCAATTCTTGGGTTATTCGACCAAGGCGCTGATTTACAACGTGAAATATTGCCGTCGATAAGGGCAAAGCCGAACAATAAGGCTCGCTCATGGTGTTATTTTGTCCCGCAAATTCAAGAGTTTAGGGCGAAGCTGAAAGCTTCAGCAGTGGCGCCGTTTCCTGATGTCAAATCCGGGGAACGCCGTGGATATGTTCGACAAGTGGGGGCAATTTAGCATGTCTCATACCATCGAAGACCTACTGTATGCCGAAGGAATCCTGGTAAAATCATCCCGATTGGGCACCACGAAAATGCTCTGCCCGAAGTGCAGCGCGAGCCGGAAAAAGAAAACCGATCCGTGTCTTTCCGTGACAATCGAGCCCAACGGCGCGACGTGGCTTTGTCATAATTGTGAGTGGGCCGGCGGTGTTTCTGATCGTCGCAGCGATGACTTCCATGCGCCGAAGCGCCGCCCCGATCCCGTCAAGCCGAGCTTTGTTCCGCAAGGCCCAACTGACACGACGGTCGAATGGTTCGCCCTCCGCGGTATTAGCCGGGCGACAATCTCGCGCGCTGGCGTTTCCCGCCTCGAAACGTGGATGCCAGATGGCGGAAAAGGAAAAATTGAACCTGTCATTGCGTTCCCCTACATCCGCAATGGCGAGATCGTAAACGTCAAATACCGCACGAAAGACAAGCGTTTCCGGCAGGAAAAAGGAGCCGAGAAGGTTTTCTACGGCCTTGATTTAATCGGCGGCGCCAAGGAAATCTACATCGTCGAGGGCGAAATCGACGCGCTAAGCCTGCGTGAAATCGGCTTTGCGAACGTGCTTTCCGTTCCCGACGGCGCGCCCAAGAACGTCCGCGATGAGCCAATTAACCCCGACGAAGACGTGAAATTCTCCTACATCTGGAACTGCCGAGAGGAACTTGCGGGAGTTGAAAAATTCATTCTCGCTACCGATGCTGACGGTCCGGGGCAAGCCTTGGCCGAGGAGCTCGCACGACGGTTTGGGCGTGAGAAATGCTGGCGCGTGACCTGGCCTGAAGGCCGCAAGGATGCCAACGAGGTCTTGGTTCACGACGGAGCCGAAGTGCTAGGCAACGAGCTTATCCGCGCCAAGCCGTGGCCGATCGATGGGCTGCACGAAGCCGACGACTATCGGCAGGAAGTGCTGGAGCTTTACCGCGTCGGACGCGCCCGCGCTTTGTCCACAGGATGGAATAATCTCGACAAACACATGACCATTGCCGAAGGGCAACTGTCGATCGTCACTGGCATTCCGAATAGCGGTAAAAGCGAGTTTGTCGACGCCATCATGGTCAACATGGCGCTAAAATATCGATGGTCATTCGCGATTTGCAGTTTTGAGAATCCGCCGGCCGAGCATCTTTCGAAGTTCGCGGAGAAATATCTCGACGCCCCGTTCTGGGATGGACCGACGCCGCGAATGAGCGAGCCTGGCCTCGAACGCGCGCTCGATTGGGCACAAGGCTATTTCACATTCATCCGCGCCGATGGCGACAAGGTTTTGACCACGCTCGATTGGATTCTCGAAAAGGCTGGCGCGGCTGTCATGCGCTACGGCGTGCGAGGCGTCGTCATCGACCCGTGGAACGAAATCGAGCATCAGCGTCCAAACAACATGACAGAAACAGAATACATCGGGCAATCGTTATCGAAGATAAAAAGGTTTGCTGCGCAACGCGGCGTGCATGTTTGGGTTGTCGCTCATCCTTCTAAGATTCATGGGGAAGCTGGTAAAGCAACGCCAGTCCCTTCGCTCTATGACATTTCAGGATCAGCTAATTGGGCAAACAAAGCCGACCTTGGGATAGTCGTATATCGGAACGAGGAAACCACGAATACCGACATTCATGTCAAGAAATGCCGGTTCAAGTCTGTGGGCTCAAAGGGTGTTGTGTCACTTAGTTATAATCGTCTGACCGGAAGATATTCAGACATCTTTCAATATGAGGACGCCAGATGATCACCCGCAATCCACCCGCATGGCTTCCCGAGGCCCAAGCGATGAAGGCCGCTGGCATTGCACAGCGCAAGATCGCGGTCGCGGTCCACGCCGGCCATGAGAGCGTTCGGCTCTGGCTGGCGAAATACCCGCGGGGAACCACGCCGCCGCCCGCGCCGTTACCGGAATCTGGACCGCCGGCGAAATTGTCCGCGATGACCACCTATATCCCACCCGACCGGCTTCAACCCGCCAAGCAAATGCGCCTAGACGGCATGTCGTGGCGATTGATCGCGGAGGCTTTGGACGTGACCATCTGGGCGGTCCGGGCGGAGATTGACCCTGGATTCGTGGAATACCAGGCACAAAAAAACCGGAGTTATCTAGCCGCTGGTGGATTGGCAAAACGTACATCTCGGCTGCGAAAAGAGCGGCAAGAGGAACGATTGGCGATCAAGGATGACCGAGAGCCGAGGGCCAGGGTCTCGGGAGATATTCTCGCGGCTGGACGGTTTTACTGCCCTGCTGACCGGAGAGCTGGACGATGAGCAAGCGCCGCTGGCCCGTCCGCGTAGAGACCCGCCGCAGCCCATCTCGGAAGCGAGAGCAGCGGACGACGCCGCAGGTTGTCGTAATGGCCGATAGGGTTGTCAAAAACGCGGTTTGTGTTGTCAAAAACGAGCCGCAAGCCACCACCATGGCTCTAACCGACAAAAACGAGCCCACGACATCCCCACGCCCCGGAGCCCTAGCCGACGACGTGAGCCGGATGCTTCGAGGATCGCAAGGCCGATTCCCAAAGGATTTGTGGTCTGACTGGTCTGCGTAACCCCACCGCGTGAACGCTCCAACCGAAAACAAGGATTCCCCGCATGGCTCGTCATGGTCGGAAACGGAAATTCGGCGTTCGCCATCCTAGTGGCGACATCAAGGGGCCGTCAAAAAACGACCGAGAAACCTTTCAACGCCGAATGGAAGAGGTAAATATGCAAATTGTCCTCGATCAGCCGCATCGTCACGGCAACCGCGACCAGCGTTGTGCGTCTGCGCTCGGGCGATTCTCGATCGAAAATCCCCGACTTCGGCGCGAGCTATTCGAGGCGGCGGAGGATTATGCTGGCATCAAGGCCAGGTGGTGGGCGGCAAAGGGCGTCCCGACTGACGTCAGGCTCGGGATCGGCGGGAACGGTAACGGCCCCTGTGATGAGACTGTCGCCGGTTGGACGAAGACGATAGACGCCGTAGAGCGAGCCATTAAGCGCGATAGCCCGCTTGGATTCATCCCGTTCAAATGGCTGGTGCTAGATGACCGCGATATTGACGAAAAACACACAATCGCGGTTATGGTCGCGCTAAAGGCTTGCGCGGTTGCGATGGGGACTCTTGATGCAAAACAGCATCCGTGGTCTTGACATGAGGTATGAAATGTGCATATTTTGGGATTAATCCAATAGGATTTACGCGCCCGGAGCCCAAAGCTTCGGGTTTTTGTGTTTTGCCCGAATGGGCAACGAGTAGCAAGCAGAAGGCGCGCAAATGCTGAAGTAGCTGACGCTGTGGGATGGCTTACACCCACTGGAGATAGGATGGCTTTGCGGCTGTCCTATCTGCAACGCGAAGGGGGGGACAGCGATGGTCGAGTTCGTGATCGGAGCGGCAATAGGTTTTGCGCTCGGAATTAGCGCGACCTTGGCGCTCTTGAACGCGGGCGTTCGCCGTGGCGTGATTAACGAGCCAAGGATTTTGCGTCCGGGCTATCAGCCAGAGACCGGGCACGGACCAAACCCACATAGGCATGGGGAACGCTGGTGACAGCCGCGATTGCGCCCAACGCATTTTTGTTTGGAGACCATATTCCGGTCAAAGCGTTCAACGCCGGGCACAAGCACGCCTTTTTCGGCGAGCAGGGCCTCATCGTAGAACTCGATCTCAATACTGGCAAACATCGGTTTGGCCCAAACTATGCGCCAGACGATGCCGCTAAGGCGTTTTGGGATCTGGTCACGCGAAACGCCAAGAAATAACCCGTGCATATCGTCGCGACGTTCTCAGACCGATCCCTTTCACAATGGGCTACAAAGCTCGAAGCGTTCGCATCTGGCGCTGGAGCGGCTGGGCTGGCGCAAGCCATAAATCAAGCTGGGCGCGTCATTCGACAGGCAACGGTCTTGGCGGAAACCGCACAGACTGGGCTCGAGGCCAAAACAATCGAACGCGCCCAACACGAACTAGACGCCAGTGGCGGCAACCTCGCCTATACGATCACCGCACGCGGCGGCAATGTGCGTCTCAAATACTTTGGCGCTGTAGAAGGCAGTGGTGGCATCACAGCCCATCCGTGGGGACAATCCCATTTCTACAAGGGTGCGTTTATAACGTCCGGTCCAAAGGGCAGGCGAACGCCATCCTCAAAGCTCGGCGGACAGGTTTTCGAGAATGTCAGTGGCGGCCGTTGGCACGGTAAGATCAAGCAGACGCGCTCTGGCCTCGCGATCCCCACTGAGATGGTGACAGGGCGCACGGCAGCGGTGTTCAACGCCGGAGCAGCCGCAGCACTCCAAGGGATTGTCGTTAAGCGGCTCGGGTCATTATTGGGATAGCCTATCAATGGAAGGCCGAAACGCTTCCGTTTATAGAGATGTTCTATAGATGGCGCGACGCCATGGCTGCCTCGGGGTGGTGGCAAAGACGGAGCGACCGCAGTAAGTCATTGATATTAAAGTAAGGTTCCTTTTGGAGGGTTTTAAATCACATGCGGCGGGGAGGCCCGGGGTGCGCGGATATATTGAAAATCTCAATCAACGATTTGCTTTTCAGGCCTGGTCTATAGGAAAACGCCGCCCAACGGCTACCGCTGCGGCATAAAGAACGGCGGTAACTTGGCAACCAGCGCCGAGCACGCCAATGCGATGTCACTTTCTGCGCAGCCAAGGTTTCCGCTTCTCGGGGTTCAGGCTGATTGTGGTTAGGTCCACAACGATCGACGCGCCGCCAGCTTTCACTGCATCCATGGCGGCATCAAGCGGACAGGCAAACCATTCGTAATGCGAATGGAAGCCTGAGAGACTCGAATGCGCCGCGTATTCAATATCCTCCGCCTGTTTCCGGCTAGCGGCCTGCCAGACGGCGAAGATCGTCAGCGGATATGGGCTTTGCGCCCCTAGCGTGTCCATGCGTTGAGCCAGATCGGTGCTTACGCCGATCTTCATCGGTCCGTCTTTTACGCCGATTACGTAGACATAACAGACGGATGACCGCCTATCGCGCATGTATTCGCGCTGATATTCGGTCCGGTTGAATGCCGTTTGTCGATCACGTTCTCGCTTCACGCGGGCGCGCGCTTCGATCTCATCTGCGACGTTGACGTATTTGATAAGAGCCATGAGTGTTAGTCTAACACGCGCGCATCAGTTAGTCTAACTTGACGGGCTCCATGACTGACCCGGTGGCCGACATAATCACCATCAAGCAAGCTGCCGCGCTGCTGATGCTAACGGAGCAATGGGTTCGCGACCTCGGGCGTAAGGGCTACATCACGGGGATTGAGCGCGCGTCGGTCCCGCTCGCCGCCGCCGTCCAGGGCTACATCAAATGGCTGAAGGACGAAGAGCGCCGCACCAGCAAGACATCGGCGCAGAGCCGGGTCCAACAGGCCCGGGCCAAGGAAATAGAGCTTCGCATAGCGAAGGAAGAGGGCCGCCTAATCGAGGCCGATAAGGTGGACGCAATTGTCGCCAACGCCTTTGGTTGCCTCAGATCGGAATTTTCAGGCGTCGCCGCCGCTACATCTAGGGACAAGGATGTCCGGGAAAAGATTGAGTCTCTGATAAATGACGCCTCTGATCGCGCCCGCCGCAAGTTTGAAGAATCAATGGCGGCTCTACAAGCGGATGGCGATATCCTTTTGGAGGACGAAGAAACAGAATCCTGACGAGTGGGCCGCCGAGAATATCATTTACGGCCCAGAGACAGGCTGGCCGGGGCCGCGCGATCCAAGCCTGACGCCGTATATGACGGCATTCTCCCGCTCCTTTAGCGACAGCCGATACCGGCGCGTGGTCGGCGTAACGGCGGCGCAGAGCGGGAAGACCGCGACTATCCTCGATATCATCGGCGAGCGGCTCGACAACCGCCCTGTCCCAATCCTCTATGTTGGCCCGACCAAGGAATTTCTGACCGACCAGCTCGAACCGCGCATCGAAGAGATGTTCCGCCAGTCGAAATCTCTTGGCGCTAAGGTCATGGGTGGCCTGGAAAGCAAGGAGCAGAAAAAGACGCTGAAGCGCGTCGCCGGCGTCAGGCTTCGGCTCGCCCATGCCGGATCATCCGGCGCCCTGAAATCCGATGCGGCGGCCATCGCGCTTGTCGACGAATACGACGAGATGATGCGCAACGTGCGTGGTCAAGGTGATCCGCTCGTTCTGGTCGAGGCGCGCGGCGATACCTATGCCGATTTCCAATGCGGCATCACCTCAACCCCGACAATGGGGATGGTCGAGATCGTGAAGGACGAGGCGAGCGGGCTGGAATTTTGGGGCGCCGGGGATGCGGAGGATGTCTCCTCGCCGATCTGGCGGCTTTGGCAACAGGGCACTCGGCATCATTTCTGCTGGCCATGTCCCGAGTGCGGAGAATATTTCGTCCCGAGATCGAAGCTTCTGCGCTACCCGACTGGCTCGACGCCGGCCACGGCATTGGTTGGCTCGTGGATTGAATGCCCGAACTGCGCCGCCGAGATCAGGGAAGACAGCAAAGCGGTCTGCAACGCGCGCGGGTCTTTCGTGGCTCCGGGTGAGGTCATAGACAAAGGCGGCAAGATCACCGGCGCGCCGATGGAAACCTCGACGCTCTCATTTTGGATTTCCGGGTTTTGTTCGCCGTTCAAGACCATTGGCGAGCGGGCTGAGCGCTACCTCGTGGCGTTGGCGTCCGGCGAGCAGGATAAGATTCAAACGGCGGTCAATGCCGGGTTCGGCGAGCTTTATCTCGCCGGCGGCGGCGAAGTGCCGGAATGGCAGGATGTCGCCAAGCGGCGCGAGACTTATTCCAAGCGTATCCCCGAAGGCGTCGTTTACATGGTCGCCGCCGTCGACGTGCAAGGCAACCGCCTGCCCTACGTCATCCGAGGATTCGGCGCGCACGGCACGTCATGGCTGATCGAACACGGGTATTTGTGGGGGCCGACCAAGAATCAAGAGATCTGGGACAAGCTCTCGGAAAAGCTGACGTCGCCGATCGATGGCCGGCTTATCAAGTTGGCCTTTGTCGATTCCGGATTCCGCCCCGGCAAGAAAGAAAGCCTGCCGATTCACCGCGTTTACGAGTTCGCGCGCAAGCATCGGCGGTTCGTCTTCGCGACCAAGGGCTCGTCAGGGCCGATGGCGCGCCCGCTTATCGCTTCGGCGATTGAGGTTCAACCGGCGGACGGCAAGACAAAGAAATTTGGCCTGGAGCTGCTCCGGCTCGATGCCGACCACTGGAAGGCAGTTGTCCACGAGCGGCTGTCATTCGACCGCGACGCGCCCGGCGCGCTGCATCTGAATGCGGCGGCTGATGACGACTATTGCCAGCAGATTGTCGCCGAGGCGCGCGTCAAAGGGCCGTCCGGGCGTTGGATATGGGTTCCGCGCTATCGTGAGAATCATTTCCTAGATTGCGAAGCGATGGCTGCGGCGGCGGCATGGCGGCTCGGAATCGACTCCATGAAAGCGGCTCAGGCGGAGACCAAGGCGCGGGTGTTCGCGGCGGCGGCGCGCGAGCATGTGCCGCGAGCGATACCTGTTCCAAAACCCGCGCCAATCGTGGAAGCGCAACCTGTCTACATCCAGGCGCCAGAGCCGGAACGTGATGAGCTGCTCGGCGGACTTGCGGCGATCCACGCCGCGCGCGCCGCGAAGCAGACCACCGCGCCGTCGCGCAACC